GTTAAACGTCCGCTGTCGAGTATAACGTCTTTAGCTGTTTGAGCTAAAGTGTCAGCTAATAATCTAGGAGATACCTGTGGAGCTATGCCACCAAATGTTATTAACTTAAAGTAGGCCACATTCTACCCCTCCAAAACTAAGTCTCGTAAGCGGGTACTCCTTGGCCCAACTTGCCTTGCCCATTTTGAATCTAGCATCTCTACGCCAGCTGTTTCCCATTCGCCTGCTTCCATAGCAGCTAAGAATTTCCTGAAACCCATCAATCTAGACAGTCCTAAGTTAAAACACATATTAACCATGACTCGTTGTCTTGTGTCAGACAAAGTTTGGAACCAAGGGAATGTACCCTCTAGTTCTTTTACACAAAGATCTATGTCATTACTTAATAAGTAATCAGATTCATCTTCTGTAATACCTCTGTCGTCAACATTTCTACCCACGCCGATTGTGTTTTTCCCGGCGCTGCATTTGTAAAGTGTAAGTACTACCCCTTCGTCACGTTTTAATTCTTGTATTAGTTGTTCTCTATTCATCTTTACCACTTCCATTAGATGCCCCAAAGTAAAAACTAATAACTGCTGAGGCTAAACCACCTAAGTATCCGAGTACTAAGTTGATTAAAGCTTCTGAGTTTTGTTCTGGGGGTTGGAGGGTTACTAAGAATATATAACCAAGAAAGCCACCCAGGGTAGCAACTCCCATGATTCTAGTAGTCCAGTCTTTAGAGAAAGTTTTCCTAGCGTCTTGTGTATCAGCTACTTCTAGCTTAAATACATCAACTTCTAGTTCTTTCATCTGGACTTCAAACGCTTGTTCAGCTTTTTTAAGCTCAAGCATTTGTTCAGGTGTTGCAGCTTGTACTGCTTTTTCTATAGCTTTGGGGTTGTTATCACATCCTAAAACGTCTGCAATCATATTTGCGGCCATACCGCCCATTGGTCCGCCTAATGCAGTCCCCAAGGTAGGCGCTACTGCACCTACAATATTCTTTAACAGCGCTTTCATTCATCCTCCACAATTATTTCAGGTGCCTCTTTGATTTTGTCTTCTTTAATATTAGACGAAATCTCTTGAGAGAGTCCCTGTTGTGCTGCCTGGCTCTTTTTAAGCTGGTAAGATTGCTCTACCACTTCGCCTTGTAGCTTAATCAACATGTTAAAACCTTCGATTACCCTAGGGGTTAGATCTTCGGTACTATACTTCTTCCCCTCAAAGTCAACAGTTTGAATCTGAGGTTGCTCGTTCTTTACTTCTTCTGTCATAAGTTACTCCTTAAAATATGTAATTAATTGATTATACCTAATTTTAGCCTTTATACGTCATAGACTTAAGCTTTTCAGGTTTATCACCGTCTTTCTTGGGTACAGTCTCAAGTGTAACGACATCGTTACCCTTATCGTCTTTAGCCCAAACAAGATTTTTGTCTTCGTTAGACATAGATCCTATTACTTCCATCTTTACCTCCTATTGATATATTAATGAAACAGTCGGTCTACTCCTGTAGCTACTATAATTAGTACGTATAGACCTAAAATGTATTTTGTAAACTTGGCATCCATCGCGTCAAACTTTGCATCACCTTTATCTAAACGCTTTTCTATGTTTTCATAGCGTATAGCACACTCTCTTTCGTGTGCTTCTAGTTTCTGCATTGTTTCTTTAGTCGTTGGCATAAATTTATTCTGTATGGTGTTCCCATTGGCCATTTTTCATTATGAACCAATAACCATATTGTTCTACCGTATCTCCATTTACAGCTTTTAGAAAAATACCGCCACCTTCATTTATTAACTCTAACGTTTCTTCTTTTGTATACTCTTCCATTAATAAACTCCGCTTGTGTTTGCACTCTTGCTAAAGGCTAATACATCAATATCACGCCATGTATAGGAGTCAAATGCTTGATGCCAATCTATGGATATTCCTGGATAGTTGTTGCCAATACTTAAAACTATAACTACATAATTATCAGATGACCTGTATGGCGCCCAACTAGAACCCACAACAGTTCTTGTCCCATTATTTGTATATATTGGTTGATGAATAGTCCCACTCCAGTTATGAAAACCAAGTATTGAATCAAAACTTTCTGCACTATACGAATATCCTTTAATGTGAAGCATAGACATTGTAGGTTGTGGATTACTACCAGTGGGAAACTGAAGGTCTGTTTTTATGTGAATATAAGTATGTCCTTCGTTTTTCCCGTAATTAAACCAATTGTATATAGTACGCCCGACTCGTATACCTCTCTTTCCAGTAGCACCATTCTGATTTCCACCTCCTACATGAACCCTAGGTGTGGCTGTTGAAGTAAAAGACAATGCAGTAGCATTGGTAAGTTGGTTTACAAATTTATGATTATCCGCTGCATATTGTAAGGTGTCATTAGCTGAATCAGAACCTATTGAGCCGTAGTTTGTACTTCCATCGTTACTGTTCCATTGTACGAAAAAGTTATTATCTGATGAGCGACCTTGCAACCTCAACCCTGTAGTAATTCCATTTGGCTTCAAAATTACCGCACCATCACTAGCAATCCGCATCTTTTCGCCAGTTCCATTTGTATTAAAATCTATAAAACCAGCGTCTCTTATGCCAATGGCATTTTCAAGAGCTGAGTTATCTCCTAAGTATAGTCCTGCTGTTCCACCCATCATATACATGTATGTATTTGAACTTGATAGAATACTATTATTTAAACCTGAAAAAGAATTAACTGGGTTAAATGCTAAGTGTCCTGCTGCTGCAACACGAACTTTTTCTGAGGAACCTGTAGCTAATCTGATTGTTGTAGCTCGTATTCCAAAATCAGTGTTGGCAGAACCTGCTGTGTTTGTAGCTTGAAAACCTGTAACATTACCAATCTCACCAATACCGCCTGAAAAATTTACAACTTTGTCTGTCGCTATTTGTAAGTTAAACGAACCTGTAGGATTTGTTAGATATGAGTTTGAGCCTGTTGTAGCTAACACCAATTCTTGTGAGTTTGACTCTAATACAAGGCTTGCTCTATGACCGCTTGTTGAGGATGTATCCACCACTAACCTTGCGTGCTGTGATGCGGTAAGGCTTAGTATATTTGCGTCATCATTGTTATTACCACTACCACCCTGAATCACTAATGCACCTGTCATAGTCCCACCTGCGAGTGGCAACTTAGTAGCAATAGAGTTAGTTATGGTCGTAGAGAAGTTAGCGTCATCCCCGATCGCTGCGGCTAGTTCATTAAGGGTGTCCAACGCTCCAGGGGCGGAGTCAATCGTAGCGTCAATGGCTGCTTTTACAAAGGCAGTAGTAGCGATCCTTGTGGTGTCATTACCTGCGGATTGCGTAGTCGTAGTAGGATTCCCACCTAATGCGATGTCATCTGATATTACGTTACTGGTTATCTTTGTATTTGCCATTATGCGTCCTCTAGGGCTTTAACTTTAGCTTCTAAAGTTTCTATTTTTGTCATTGCTTCTTGTAGTGCTTTAACTGCTTTCATCCACACTATAGAATATTTTACTCCTTCATATTCTGGATCTGTTCCGTTTGCTGGTAAAGTTTCTTTCGTTTGATATTCTATTTCTACTAAATTAGGGCTAACCGCTTTAACTTCATCTGCAATTAGTCCTAAATAGGTATCTTTGCCTCTTGCCTCGTCCTTCCATTTGTAATTCTTAAACTTCAACGCTTTGATGTCGTTCCATTGAGGACTAGCATCTACGATGTCTTTCTTCAACCTTCTATCTGAGATTGAGCCAACAGTTGTATTTGTGAGATATATCCTTCCATCAAAACCTAATCGCGACATCCAAGTGTCTTCTGCTGCATTAATTACACCAAAAGCATAAGCACCTGTCCCTGACGCTTTGTACCCATAATCTTTTGCACTTCCGTTTGCAGTAGCGCTGAAACCCCATGTGTTTTGAGTCGTTGAACCCGCGTTACCTGTTCTATGTGTGGTAATAGAGCCAGGATAATTAGGAGTCGTTGCAGCATTATCTCCCCACACCAATTGACCTGTGCTGTTTGATAAGAAACCTCTTGTTACATTCCCTGTAATTATTCCTATTCCTCTACGCACTGATGCTGTGGTATAAGACTCATGAAAGTATTTGATAGCTCCATCAACATTTCCATTTGTGCCATTATTACCAAAGTAGATAGAGCTTCTACCATCACTACCTGAATAAAAAGTCATTCCAGTATCGCCACTACCTGTGCCAAGTTGTAAATTATCTCCTTCATTATCAGCAAAGGTACTTAATCCACCATCAAGCACAACACCTGCTCCGCCTGGATTAATTCGCATCCTTTCTGAACCATTTTCTTCAAATATAAATCCGCCATTACCAGCAGCGTTTAATTTCATAAAGTCATTATCACCACGGATATGTACTGTATTATTTGAATTAATAATACCAGCAACACCACTATCACTTAATTTTATTCTTCTATCATTACTCCCTGTTAAATATATATTACTTGCAATATCAACGTTGCCATTATTCTTAATTGTCATACGAGCCGTTGAAGTATTATTTCCATCAGCAGTAGTAGAAAAGACTAATTTTCCAGGAGTGTCATTTGCACCTGGTGTTCCATCAATCTGTACATGTATCTGAGCTGCTACATTACCGGCATCTGTACCGTCTGCAGCATTAAATCTAATATTCCCTAAATAGTCTCCATCTTGTACTACTGTATTAGCTCCTAAAGCTCCTCCTCTAGATTTACCAAATATAAGATATGGAGGATCTAAACTAGCGCTATTTCTTACTATACTTAAAGAAGCAGATGTCGCTCCTGTTCCTTCTATTTGTACTCCAGTATCACCAAACCCTAATGTCCTTGGGTCTGCACCACCTCCAATAACAACTCTTCCGTTATCATTTAGTACCATTCGGCCGGCGTTATTCGAAAATAAAGTTAAAT